CGGGGCGACGTTCCGGGCGTTCATGGAGTGTTTCACGGAGGACAGCTTCACGCTGTTCATCAGCAATGTGTTTTATTGAGAGGAGGATGATATGCCGGTCACTATAAAAAAGAAATGGTATCTGAGCAAGACGATGTGGGTGAATGCGATTGCGGCGGTCGCGCTTGGGTTGCAGTCTGCGTTCGGGTTCGAGGTTTCCCCTGAGTATCAGGCGTATGCGCTGGTTGCGATCAACTTGGTTCTCAGGTGGATCACGAAAGAGGAACTGGTGTGAGTGTAGCGACGATCAAGCTGCTGCTTACCATCGGGATTCAAGCGTTGCGTCTGGCGAGATGGTATTACTCGAACCTCTCGCCGGACGAGCGCAAAGGGCTGGATGAGACGCTTACGGCATGGAAGAAGCAGATCAAGGATATGCCGATGATGGATGAGCTTGACCCTAATCACGGGATGGGTGGGCAATGAAAAAAGAGGGCGAACGATACCTTACCCTTGACGAGATCCGGCGCATCCCCTGGGCCGACTTCCCGATCTTCATGTATTCGGACGGGGGATCTCTCTTCGGCTGGCTGATTCGCAAGGCGGATGATTCGGCGGGTTCGCACCTATGGACGCTGGTCGGGCCGGATGCGATTGCAAACCAGAGCTTCACCTTTCGGCTCGTCCGTGTCGAGGCCATGGCGCACTATACAACCAAGCTGATTTGGAACCCGGAGTTCACCTGCGAGCAGCGGAAGATCATGCTGGAGGTTTTCAATCAGCGACTGGGCCTTCCTTGGCATAAGAGACTCTATGATGTCGTGGGGCTGGTTGGAGAACTGCTTGAGCGGATAGGCATCAAGTGTAATTTGGGTAAGCTCGACTTCTGCTCCGAGGCGGTATCAAGGGCGTTGTCGCTGGTCGATCCTGATTACAAAGCATGGCTGGAACAGAACCCAAGTCCTACGCCAAAGGAGTTTAATCTGTATACAAAGGCGCATAATCCTCCCTGGAAGGTGTATGCAAGATATGCGCCAGATGATGAATAAGCTGTCATGATATCTGGCAGCTATTGGGCTGCAGTAGGTGTTCATCTCCTTCCACCTACTGCAGCTGCTTAAACGAAGTAATGTGGAAAACCCGTTATTACTTTAGGGGACTAAGATGAATTATAGAGAGACTCCATCATTAGGAACATCTGGCGCAGCTAGTAATGCTGATACTGCTCTTCTGAACAAAGTTACTGACTGGCTTAAGCAGTCAGAGGGATCAGAAGCAGAATCACAGTGGCTTACTGAATCAGAGGAAGACTATTCTTATTATGCTGGGGATCAAGATTCCCAGGAAGTTCTTATAAAATTAGCTGATGCTAAAAGACCAGCTCTTGTGTATAATGAGATTAAACCTAAGGTAGATGTCGTAATAGGATTAGCTGGACAGAATCGTCAGTTGCCTTCGGCTTTTCCAGTAGAGCATAATGATGAGGCTCTTGTGGAATTAGCTAACGGAGTGATCAAGTTTTTTAGAAGAGAGTCTGGTTTTGCTGATAATGAGATGGTATGTTTTGAGCATACTGTTAAGAGCGGTAGATCTCTGCTACATTTCCATGTAGATGATGAGAATCCTTATGAGCCGCATATAAAAACTCGATTCGTTCACGGGCGAAATTTTAAGCTTGATCCTCGTAGTGTAAATTATGATATGTCTGATGCCAGATTTCTCTTTATTGATTTCTGGTATGATGCAGATGAGATTAAGGCAAAGTATCCTAACTTTGATCCTAATTTGGTATCACAGTTGCAGGCTGCCAATGCATCTGCGCCAACGTTTTATAACGCTGTTGAGAATACATACAGAATTACGGAGTGCTGGTATAAAGAAACTGCAGAAGTTTATTGGATTATAAACCCCATGTCGAAGCAGCCGGAGAAGGTATTTCCTGCTGATTTTAAGAAACTGCAGCAGCAATTAGCTGTTGGTATCCCACTTCCCAATGGAGAGACTATTGTCGATGTGAACTTTGATGGTATTAAGAAATTTGCTACTGTCTACAAATATGTGATATTCTCCAATTATACGATACTGGAACAGGGAATATCTAAACATAGATGGGAAGGTTTTCCTGCTGTCCTCTTTGGAGGATATAAACATGATCTGGAGAATAGATGGTTTGGCCTTATCTCTATGATGAAAGATCCGCAGAAGGGAGTAAATACCATGCGGAGACAGATGCAGCATCTGTTGCAGACATCTCCAAAGGGAATCTTAATTCATGAGGTTGGAGCTATTCTTGATATAGAAGCTTATGAAAGTAAGTCTGCAGAACCAAACTATCATATGGAGGTTTCCTCTGGAGCGCTTGATAAGGTAAGATTTACAGAGCAGCCTACTATTAGTCCTGTCTATGGACAGTTGCTGGATAAAGATCAAGAGTTCATGAAGAATGTATCAGGTGTACAGAATGATACTCTTGGTATACAGACTTATTCAAGGGAACCTGGAATTACTACTCAGTTAAGGCAAGGACAGAACATTGCTATTCTTTATTTGCTGCTTGATAATTTTAAGAAGAGTAGATTACACGCTACTAAATTACTGTTCTCTTTTATACAGCAATATATCTCCTACGAGAGAATTATTAGAATTGAAGGTGAAAATGGTCAGCAATTGATGCAGATCAATAGTCAGAGCAATCCGCAGGCCCCAGGATTCAATGATATCTCTATTGGCAAGTATGACTTCTTTGTCGAAGAAGGGATTGAGACAGTTAACTCCAGGAACTCACTGGCCCAGATGTTAATTGATTTATCTCAGAATAGCCCAGGTGCTGTTCCTCCAGATCTTATTGTCGAGTATTCAGGTGCTCCTTTTTCAGTTGTGCAGAAGCTGAAGCAGTATAGTGCCGCAATGCAGCAGGCGTCGCAGCAGGCTGAGCAGCAGAAGATGGCGCAGGAAGTGGAGATGGAAAAGATGCGCCTTGATACTCAGAAGTATATTGCAGTTATTAATAATTTAGCAAAGCTAATGACATCTGATAAGAAGATCGAGGGAGATCTTATTAAGACACTCATAGCGAGTGTCAATAAACCGAAGGAGAAAGGAGAAGGAGAAAATGGGTAACATGGGACTTACGGTCGAGGAAGTTAATGAGATTCAAGATGAAATGAATAGAATTGATCTTGATGAACCTGTAGAGGAAACTCCTAAGGAGGAGCCTAAGGCGGATAATGAGGAGGACAAGCCTGAAGAGGCTAAGCCCTCTGAGGAGAAGCCTAAGGAAGAAGCTCCTAAGGAAGAGGCTAAAAAGGATGAGACTGGGAGTAAGGCCAAAGAAGAGGAAGAGGATCTTGACGACGTAAGAGAGTTGAGAGATCAACTCCGTACGAGTCAGAATGCTCTTAAGAAAATTACTGGCGACTACCAGAAACTCAATAAAATCTTAATCGACAAAGGGTTGATTACGGAGGATGAGGCAAAGGCTACTGAGGAAGAGGAAGCAGCAGCTCAGGCGGCATTTCAAGCTCGACAGGAAAAACTTCAGGAAATGGTCAGCATCATGGAGATTAATCCTGATTATAAAGACGTTCGTGAAGTTTGCTCGCAGCGCAACTTCGATGATGTAGTTGAGGCAATGGCGAGATTCTATGTCAAAGAGAATGGGGGTAAGTTACCTGACGTTGTTGAGTCCTTGGAGAAAGAAGTATGGTCTGAGCCTAATCCTTACAAGCGTATTTATACTCTTGTCAAGAAGTATCATCCTAAGTATGTTGTGAAGGTTGATACGAAAAAGGTTGAGGAAGATGCAAAGAAGATTGCTGAGGAAGCGGATAAGGCAAAGCCAAAGAAAGCTGTTGAAGCAAATCCTTCTGCTGCCAGTATCGGAGCTGGAGGAGGCGGAACCGGAGGAGGCGGATGGACTGCAGCAAGAATCGATGCGTTACCGGAAGATGAACTTCAGACAGTCCCAAAGGATATCTACGACAAATATCTTAGGGGAGAATTGAAATAGGAGGTTTTACAGATGGCTGATACACCTAAGACTCAGTTTTTGACGAATGATAACCTCACCAGAAAAAAGTGGGCACGAGATCTTTTTAGTATTATTCTGCCTGCAGTTGAATTCAACTATCTGGTAGGTAAGGACAGTGGCTCTATTGTGCAGCTTCGCACTGAGCTCGGTAAGGGAGAGGGAGATGTCATTAAGTTCGGCATTCGTCTGCCTCTTTCAGGAGAAGGTGTTGTTGGTAATGATACAGTAGAAGGCAATGAAGAGAAAATGATCTTCAAAGACTTCTCTGTGACCATTGAAGAACTTAACCATGCTGTTGATACTGGTGGCAGGATGGAGGAGCAGAGAGTTCCTTATAACCTGATGCAGGAAGGTAAGAACGCTCTGCAGGATTGGTGGGTAGATAAGCTCAATGCTTATCTGTTCGGTGTCCTTTGTGGTGATACTTCCTATGCTATTGTAGCAGGGAAGTCATTTGGCACTACCATTACTGCACCGGATACTGGGCATCATATCAAGGCAAATGATGTTGCTGAAGCATCTATGACTTCTGCTGATGTTTTGGATCTTACCATGCTGGATAAGATGAAGCAGCGTGCAGAGATTCCGTCTACTGGATGCTATAAACTTCGTCCTCTTCGCCTTGGTGGGAAGAGTTACTGGAGAGTTATCCTTCACAATTATGTGTTCGATCAGCTTCGTTTGAATACGAATGTTGGTCAGTGGGGTGATCTTCAGAGAGCAGCGAATAAGTTGCAGGTGCCGGGAACGGAGATCGAGTACAATGGTATGCTTATCTCTAAGAGTGAGTATGTCCGTACCTCTTCCGATAACTCCAGTGTCTATCGCAATCTCCTGCTTGGTTGTCAAGCAGCTGTATGGGCATGGGGCGGAGCCGGTGAGAGTAAGTCTACCACGATGGCCTTTGTTCCTTACACTAAGGATGCAGAGCGCTTTGTGATGATCAGAGGTGGTGGTATTTTTGGAGCTGCTAAGACTGTCTTCAACAGCAAAGACTACGGTGTTATTGTTGGCAGTTCTTGGGGCGCAGCGATTAGCTAAGGAGGAGTGAGTTATGGCGAACACTGATGCGTACACCTATAAGGCTGCTGACAACTACAGGATGGAAGCCAGCAAGCTTATGCTCGCTCCGGATGATGGCACTTACAATATTATTAAGATTCCCATGTATGCTCTGATTACGGATGCATGGATTCAGATTGTAACTGCCTTTACTGTCAATGCTACAGTAGAAGTAGGTTGGCTTGGTAATGGTGAGACCGCAGTCACTAATGGCCTTATCACGAATGATATAGCTAATCCTACTGTTGCTGGTTTGAAGCGAGCATTTAACACAGCACTCACTACATTCCCTGGAAAGTATTTCAGTGATGCTGCTGGAGCGGTTACGGTTACAGTTGCTGACGTTGATGGCGCTGTCGGTGACTTTAGAGTATTTATTCAGTTTACAGTGATTCACGCATAAGGAGGATTAAGAATGAGTACTACGACAATTATTCAGGATGTTCGGCGAACCGATCTTAGAACTTCGGTGCTTGGAAATCCTTACTGGATTTCTTCAGCAGCCTTTGATGTAACTGATGGGGATGCTCCTGATGAGAAAGCTGTTCTGCTGTTTAGCTTTCCAACAGCAAATCAGTTCATCTTTGTGGAGCAGGTGATTGTTGAAATCATTACTGTATTTACGGCAGGTACTACGATTGATGTTGGTCTTTCTACTCTTGCTACGGATTCTGTTACGACAGGAGGAGTAGTTACTGATGTTGATCAGGATGAGTTTATGGAAGCAGCGGATATTACTGCAACAACCACAGGATATTATCATGCTGCTGCTGCAGATGGTAATGGTTGGCTTACCGCTAAAATTGCTGCTGTTCCCACCAGTCCCTATATGCTGACTGGGGCAGCAACTACTGTGCCTACGGTAACTCTCGAGTGCTACAACGCGGATACTGTAGCGGCTGGAGTCTGCAAGGTGCATATGTGCATCAATAAGTTCGCGTTCTAAGGAGGATTAAATGGCTACTGTACAGGACTACAGAAGAACAGACCTTAGAAGGCAGCTTGATGGATCTCCTCATTGGATAGTGTCCAACACTATTGATGGGCATCATCAAGTTGGTCTTAAGGACAAGGCTTGTATTATGTTCTCCTTTCCTGTAGCAGGACAGCAGATTATCATCCATGAAGTTGCTGTACAGGTTCTTCGGGGTTTTACTACTGGAACTCTCTTAGAACTCGGATTGTACAGCCTCGCGACTGATGGTGTTTCTACTGGAGATACCGCCACAGTAGTAGATTCAGACTGTCTTATTGAGAGTGCTGATATTAGACCTGAATCTATTGGCTGGTATTATCCTACTACTGGAGTATTTACAGATGCACGCGGATCAGGTGTTGTTGTTGCTGGAGAGAATTTGATTGTGGGAGCTGCTTCTACTGTTTATGCAGTTGCCATCACTCCAACAGTACCAACTATTATTATAGGACAAGTTAAAGTATGTATGCTTATTAGCATTCTACCTGGCTCATAAGGAGGAATACAATGAGAGTAGAAGGACGAGTTGGTGAAATTAGTGCGTCAGTGGGTAGCATTAATACTCTGCGCACAGATGAACGAGGAGCACTTGCAGTTGTTAGTGCAGGTGGAAAATATGCAGATGCAGCTCTCGCAGGAAGATTGTTTTATGGTGCTAATCAGACTGGTGTTACCACTTCAACGACTAAGCACAATACCTTTACCGGTCTTGCACTTGTGAATCCTACTGGAAGTGGTAAAGTGTTTATTGTGCATGAATTTAGTTATGCGTTTAATGATAGTCCGGCTGGAGATACGAATCTTTCTCTTGCAGTTGGTCCTGTTCATGCTGGTTATGCAGCGGATATTACTGTTCAGTGTTGCCGAAGTGGTTATGCGGCATCTGTAGCTATTCTTGATGCCGCAGCAACTATCACGGGCGCAAGTCTTGTAATCGTCAAACACATTGCAACTATCGGAACGAATATCACTACTGATCTTCTTACTCCCAATGGAGTTGTTGATCTTGGTGGTGCTATTGTTCTTGATGCTGGTCGTATTATCTGTACGGACACTACATTAGCAACTGGCGGAACGAGTGCTATGTTTGCTTTTATGTGGGAAGAAGTTGATGTGTAACATGGAGTAATGTATGATTTTCCGCATTACTTTTAGAAAGGGAGTGTTGGTATCATGGACTTTGGTGAATTACAACGAGAATTAAAAACACTCGTACAAGATTCTTCTCCAGAGATCTTAGTTAGTATTCCAGACTATGTCAATGAGGCAGTTCAAGAACTGGCCTATGAGATAGACTTTCCTACTCTAAGATCTATTGCGACAGTAACGACATCAACTACCTATTACTATGTTTCGATGCCCAGTGGATTTAATGGAAGATTATCCTACTGTGGAACAAGTGATGCGGAGTGTGACATCCTGAGTGGAGGACTACCACATCTGGTGGAGTTATATCCAAGTCTGGATGATACAGGAGATGTTGTTGCTGTTGCTCTGGAAGGAGATGTTCTTTACTATCAAGGTAAACCTGCTACTGCTGTTTCGCTTACCTGTATCTTGTATAGTAATCCCAGTGTACTGGTAAATGATACCGACACTCCCTCTTTTATTCCCTCGTATCTGCACAGAGATGCGATTGTTTACAAAGCTGCTGCAAAGGCATTTACAGCAATTGAAGATGCGCTTGAATTGAAGACTAAGCCAAACACATCTTATTACGAGAGTCTTGCTCTCAATGGTAAGTATAAAGTAATGATTTGGCTTTCTCGCAGACGAGTGAATGTTGGCAGATCTATATGGAGCGTGTGATGGCATCAGTACCTATTCTGAAGAAGGCTCTTGGTCTTAATAATGTAGCTGATCCTACAAGGGTTAAGCATAGCTTTGAGACTGGAGAGTCGGAATTAGCTGTTGCGTATAATGTAGATATTGACAGTAATGGTAGAGTTTCTATGAGGAAAGGTTACACTGCGACTGCCAGAACAGAAGCATCACATAGTATATTCTGTGATGGAGGAGAGTGTCTCTTTATTGCTGGATCTGCATTATACAGACTTAATACAGACTACAGTAGAACTGGTGTCAGAAGTAGTATGCAGACTGGAGCAAGATGTAGATATGTCCAAGTAGCAAACAGGATATACTATACGAATGGATATCAGTTGGGGTATGTAGTAGATGGTGTGAGTTATACTTGGGAAGTCTCTACTTACGTGGGGCCAACTACCCATAGGAGATTTAGTAACCCTCCTTTGGGAACCATTCTTGAAGTTCATAGTTCCAGAATGTACATTGTTGTTGGAGATGTTTTATGGTACAGCGAACCATTTGCCTATAATATGTATGATCTTTCTTCTAATTTTATTCAGTTTAGAAGTGAGATCCGAATGATTCGCTCAATTAAAACAGGGATGTTTGTAGGTACAGATACTGAGGTCATATTCCTGCAGGGTATGAATCCCAGGGAATTTGTTTTTATTAATGCAGCTGCTTCTGTAGTCGTAGAAGGAACAGATGCAAGGATTCCAGGCGTTAGATTTGTAAACGGAGAGCAAACAGATCAGTTAATTATGTGGACAGCGCAGGACGGCATCTACGTAGGCTTTCCTGATGGAAGTGCAAGAAATGTTACAAGGGATAAACTGATATATCCTTCTGCAAATTTGGGATGTGCAGTTTACAAAGATAATAAATACTTAACTTTACTACAGTGAGGTGAATTATGTCTTTACAGCTTTCGACAGGATTGCGGAACAAAATGCTTGGGATCAGCCCTCCTGCCACTCATGTGGCTACATTGACTGCTTCGGATATTGCAGCAGTAGATGGCGGTGGTGGTGCTGATACTCTTACCTCTGCTGCAGGTGCCTTTCTTACAGCAGGCTTTGTAGCTAATGATGCTGTCATTATCAATGGGTTCACTGGTGGTATGGCAGCAATCCATGGGCCGTTTACCATTGTTACAGCAGCGGCAGCAACGCTCACGTTTGCTACAGGTCTATTAGCTGACGATGAAGCATCTGAGGCAGTTACTATTACTGTTATTACAGGTGGCTCCTTTAGAGATATCTTTAAAAGAGGAGTTCTTCGCATTTACACAGGCACGCAACCTACTACTGCTGATCTCGCAGCAACAGGTACTTTGCTGCTGACTATTACAGTTGGTAGTGGAACATTTACTGGTGGTGCAGTTACTAATGGTCTTGAGTTTGGTGTAGCAGCCTCTGGTTCTATTGCAAAACTTTCTACTCAAACATGGTCAGGTGTAGCTGTTGCAAGTGGTACAGCAGGTTGGTTTAGACTGTATGGTAATGCAGCTGATGAAGCAACTACTCCAGCTATTAGTACTACTCTTCCTCGTCTTGATGGAGCAGTCGCTACAAGTGGAGCACAGTTGAACATGAGTTCTACTACGATCACCAGTGGAGCAACTACTACACTCGATACCTTTACGATTACACTTCCTGCTGCTTAAGGAGTAGGCAATGTCTATTGTTACTCTATACCCTGCTATTGCAGGAGATGATGTATGTTGGCACCCTGGAGGTTCCTTTCATACAGGAGCATATCCTGGGCTTTCAATATGTTATGACCATGAAGGATATACAGCTTCGACATACATTAGATTTCCAAATGTGACAATCCCAGCAGGAGCGCAAATACTATCAGCATCATTAGTAGTAACTTCAAAGGCATTAACAGCTTTAACTGGAGCAAAAGCAAAAATTTATGCCAATGATATAGATACTTCTGTGGCTCCTACAGGTACAGCAGAAGGTGATGCTCTTGTATTAACAACAGCGTTTATCTTGTGGGAACCTGGTTCTTGGTCAGCAGATAGCGCATACGGGCCATCTGATATAGCGTCTGTTGTGCAGGAAGTTATAAGTAGAGGTGGATGGGAGTCAGGAAATGCACTTGGTATTGTAATTACTGAGAATAGTGGAGATAATCGTCCAAAGTACATTTGGAGTGTTGATGACGCAGATGCTGCAAAATATGCAACATTAGTAATTACTTACAACGATAATCCTTCATTGACTGGTATTACTTTCCCAGTATTTACTTTATCAGCAACAGGATTCCACACAGATTCTAACACAATGACTCTTCCAGTTCCTGTTCTGGAAGCAGAAGGTAAGCAGGGAGCTACAGTAGAAGGCTCCATACCTGCACTTACAATTAGTGCTTATGGTCAGGTTGCTCCAGTAGGAACATTAGATGTAGATTTACCAATCATTTCTATCTCTGCAGAAGTAGGTAATCACGGAGAAATTGCTGCAGATCTCTCGTTAATGAGCGTAGAAGGTAGAACTGGAGAGGCTATTGAGTGTACATTCCCTGCTATTACTGCAACAGGATTAGCTTTACATGGAGCGTATGGTATTTTAGATACTTCCATGCCTGAGTTAACAGCGGTAGCAACAGGACTATCCGGCGAAACTGGGGACTTTAGCGGAACGCTACCTAAGATGACGATAAGCAGTACTCTGCACTTCTTACCGGCAGGTACGCTTGATTCTGACCTGCCATCATTATTTATGCGGAGTACTGCTTACTCATCTGACAGATTTGTATCAACAGTATTGAGGTATTCCAGACCATGAACACTTTAGGAATCTGTCTTAATACAGAGTTATTAGCTCCATCTCAGTACTCAGGATTTTCTTTCAATAGTATCTGTGTCTTTAATGGAGCTGTGGTGATGGCTGGAGATGCTGGTATATTTATTCATGATGGTACCAGTGATAATGGTACAGATATATCAGCATACTTCCAACTACCATCAGCAAGTTTAGACACTGCCAGGCAAAAGCGTTACAGAAAGCTGATTGCTGGAGGTTATTTTGATGGAGCTATAACTATATCTGCTGTTACAGATGAGAATACCTGTACAGCAGTTGCTACTAAAAGCTATGATGGAGATAACAGACATATAGAAATTCCACTTAACTTTACAGATAGTGGAGGGTTTGTAGGATTTCTTTTTGCTAATGTTGGTGGAGCTGACTTTAGTATTGATTATGTAGAGGCTGTTATTGAGCCTACTGTGCTTAAGCCAAGAAGTTCTATCGTCGTCGGAAGAGTCAAGGTTAACGTTCCTGATCCTACGGTGAGTGCAAGTGTCAGTTAAGGCTGTTAGATACATCTGGAAAGATATTCATCCTATTGAGCAAAGAAATGTACACTTTCTTAAGAGACAATTATATGCACTTGATCAGTCACTTATACTTGGTAACATAGATACCAATGCAAATATCTGGAGTTATCCAAGTGGAGATGTATTCAGATGTGTATCAGCGTTTGGTATTGTTAATGTCTTTCAGTTGCAATCTTCCTATGAAAGGACGGAGGTATATAAAGAGTTTATAGAGGAAGAATTGTCTGTACTGGAATATGAAGATGTTGAGATAGTCTTCTATCAATTAGGAACATTTACATTTCTTAAAGATGATGCTAATTACTTATTTACTATTTACTCCTATGGGGCTTTTAATGCTCTGAAAGAGGAGTCAGTAAAGAACGGTGAAAAAGATGCTCATAGGTATATTAGAGGATTATCTTGGGATAAGGTAGCAAGTTGTTTTCTGGTACTTAGAATGGTGACACCGGCATCTATGGCAAATGAGACGTATGATATAGTTTTCTCTGTTGTTGCAGACGGTGTTGTTACTAGGGATGTCTTATTAGCTGGTGTAAATAGATATGGAGATTGCAGTCTTGTACGTGTAGATCAATATCCAGAAAGAAGATATTATGTACTGCTAAGAGAAAATTATATGCGAGATGCGGAGTTTCACAGAATAGCTTATTTAGGAGTATTAAATGAGCAACTGAGACTTATAGGATGGGAAGGTGGTGCTACATACGGAGGAGAAGGTTACTGGTTGCAGTTAATTGATCCTATATCTCTTGATGAACAGTACGAAGATACAGCATCTGAAAATTGGGACTCTTCGTATGCTAATAATATGATTGTTCTTAGTGATGGCAGATATCTGTGGTGGTATAATAACTTATTAGTTGCGAGAAATCCGAAGCCTTACAAGCGTGACGTATATGAAACTTGGGTTACAGTTACTGTCACAACAGAGTATAGATTATACGGAGGTCAGACTGCTGAAAACGCAGCATATTGGGGAT